CAGCATTTTTTTCGCCTTGGTGGATAAACTTAGAACCAAGTCCTGATTGCCATTTCTCGCGCTGCCAATCAATGCCGCCCGATGTCAAGTCTTGGACAACTTTTTTCACAAATAAATTTGAAAAATCGCAAAAAAATAAGCCCTACAAGGTTTTCAGTCGGTTCCGAACCGATCTGAGCCTTGTAGGGCTTAACTGTTTTCTCTATATGATTTTATCTTAGACTGCCTGCAGTGGAGTGTTTTCCATCACTTTCTTAAACTGCTCCACTGTCATTTTTGCCTTTTCAGCGGCACGTTCCATTTTTAAATCGCCGTCTCGAACAAGCTGCACCAGCATCCGCATCTCACCAATGCTAATGCCTTCTTCTCTGCCTTCGGCCTTTACGCCCTGACTAAGGTTGCACATAACAAGCACCTCTCTTTCCAGATCTTCGTTCATTGCAACGCCAAATTCTTCTTCAAGAATTTTCTTTTTCTCAGTAGCTGCTCTGGATGAAGAGAGCAGCACATCCATAAATTTCACAATACCTGTATAGTTTTCTGTACCCGACTCTCCCAGACAAATCGTTACAACGCTCATCAAATCATAGTTTTCTGATTTTTCAACAGCATTTCCAATCAACTGCTCTGGCCGAATGGAATAACGAATCAGAGTATTCTGAAACTCTTTAGTTGGATGTGTACAAACCCAGATAGAGTACACTTTTCGGATTTTCCCATACTCTGAGTTCGTGAATATCGGGCCGTGCTGTGCAGAGATCATTCTGCTGCAATAATAGATTGCACGCTTCGTCAAAGGGTACCCCGGATTAAAAGCGGTCTGCGCTTCTACATTGATAATAAGACGTATCACATCTTTCTGTTCAGCAGAACCTTCTGATGCTGGTGCGATTGCATCGAACCGAACATCATAATTGATGGTTCCCTCAGTCAGCGTAGAATCCTCATTATTGCTACCAGCAATTACGTCAGAAGTTTTCTTGGGTCTGTTTGTATCATCAACATGAACGCCAACTGTACCCACTTCTGGAGTTCCTTCGATATACTTCTCTGCAATTTCGTCTACGGAGCAGGCACTGTACTCATTCACGCAGTTCTTCATAATCTGCGCCAGAATCTGTTTGTTGGCCAGCAGCTTCTTGGCAGCCTTATCATAACTCAAATCGTATTCCGTCTGCGTTATCGCATGAGCAAGCTGATTTTCCATCGGCATTCACTTCCTTACAGCAGGGTCAACAGGAGCATATACTATCCCTATTGTGCTTTCATCTTACCATAAAACACCTTGCATATCAAGCAGGCAGATGTAAACTTTTCAGCATAGATTTGTCCATATTGCCCATTCTGATTTGAATTCAGGCCAGCAAAATATTTCAATAGTGCCACACCTGTATTCCAGATTTTTCCGTCTTTTCTAACATTCCCGTTCATCTTTTTCAAGCGATATGATAACTGCGTTTTTCTCAGCTTCATACCTTCCCTTAAACTGATAGTCTTTCCCTGCAGCAAGATCATTTGCCTCTAATAACGCCTGGACGAACTGTACTCCATTGATCCTCATCCGGCACTGTCCGTCGGTCAGCAGCCTGTCCGGGACCTTAAAGGACATTGGATGTTCGGCAGCACATGGCGTAATTGCAATAGACTGCCGATCTTTCCTCTGCAAAATGCAAATATAGGCCGGACTTCCAAGAATACGGATAACATCTTTCCCCACATTCATTCTCCGACTTTCCGCCGGAATCGTCACCAGCAAATTCATAATTCGCTCAGAACTCATGTTGGCATTCCTCTCTCAGCAATCTCACCGCTCTGCTGTTCTATACTTTCAGACTGTTTTGCTAAATCCGGCAGTAATATATTTTCAGAGATTTCGCTTTCTTGGGACATCGACTCTTTTGAAAATGAATCTTCCTCCCGTACTGGCTCATCCAATACTGCTGACCCCTGATATCCAATAAAATCCTCAAACATGTTCATCTGATGATCTGCAATGTAGTCATTATAAGATTTTCCGATGCGATTCCTATAAGTATCCGGGAAGAATTTCATCTGTTTTTTCTTCATTTCGCCAGTAAGCGGGTCCGCATATTCCTGTGGCTTCGGTGTGAACATGATTGCTTCTTCCAAATCAAACAACATACAAAGGCCCTGATCTGAATTAGCCACTCGTCCAAGCACTTTATAACGGCATTCCCGATTCCAGTTCATGAGCCTGAAGATATTTTCTACAAATTCCAATGATGTAATATCCTTATTCACCCAGTTTTCGCCTTTCTGTCGTGCCCATTCAACAGACGCGCTGTCCTCTTCCGGGCACATAATCAACGCAAGCCGCTTCTTATTAGGGTGCAAAATCGGAAGGACATACTTGATCCAAGTAGTTCTTATCCTCAAATTGTCATGCTCGTTCTTTCACTATTCACCTTGCATCCTTTATTGCACGACAACAAGCCTGTATACAGATTGCAGTAGCAATCTATACGCAGGCTCGCCTTCGTACCTCCTTATTCTGTTTTCTGCTCTATCAGCTTTCGCTGTGGTGGGTTAAGTATAGAGCGCAACCAGAAGCCATTAGCACCTGAAATCACGCTTGCTGTAACGCACCATGACAGGCAGAAACAGGTTGAGGTGAAAAGGTCAAGCCGCGTAAACCCGCATGAAATCAGGCTTTTCTCTGGTTGCCCATATGCGGTTGTCAAGTAAGGAACAAAAATTTTTGCAAAAAAATAAGCCCTACAAGGCTTTCAATCGGTTCTTACACCAATTTGAGCCTTGTAGGGCTTATCTTCTTATTCATAATTCGGGGGCTTAACCTGACTACAGATGATATTATTCCAGCATACACCAATCGCCTGAACTGAAATACACCGCTCCCACGTACAGCATTTTTATGGACGAAGACTCTTTACAAGAATCTGAAATTCCTGTTCTGTATCCACAAAGTGGTAAGGCGCATACTCACCATACGCTGTTGGCCTGCTGATTGTTACAAGCTGTACTCCCTTATATCCAACCTCTCTGTTCAATTCTCTTTTTAATTCCACCAGATGCTTCCCATGCGTCGTTTTTAGAGCAAAGCAACCATGTGCATTACGATCTTTTGCTACCAAATAGCACATTATTCAGCACCTCCTTAAATTCATGTTCATTCCGAATCAATCCATTTTCATACATTTCACGCATTATCTTCCCTGTTTCCACGGGATAACTCTTTTTATACAGATAATCATGAAGCCAGTTATTTAATTGCCTATCAAACAACGTATTAAATTGGATTTCTATGGGGTAATGCCTTCCACTTTTCTGATAGTACACATGGACACCCCTGTAACCATCATCCACTGCCTTTCCTTTTGCCATATCAGCAATCCGGAACGGTGAATGCTCTTCCTCCAATATTTGATCGTAGCTATCACAAAAAGCCCGGAAGCCCAGAATATCATTAAATACTTTTCGTGTCTGATGATCCGGGTAGTAACGATCATACTTCAAAAGCATAGAATCCAAGCTCTTAACCCTGTAGTCTAGCGCAATATTAGAAAGGATTTCCTGTTCATCCAACCACTCAGTCATCGAAATCAGTTCAGCAATTAACAAATCTTTATCAAAATAATGCAAGTTCTTCTTCAACGGAATTCCCAAATGCGACTCAAATGATAGTGCATCTAAAATTCCCACCGATAAGCCATTCATTTTCAGCAATTGCTCATTCATAGAGATGCCCCACTGTTTATTAGGATTCCTATGTTATCGGTTTTCAATTAATTGAGCCTCGTATAGCCTATCTGCTCATTCGATATAGTTTTAGTGACCAGCTGTTCTTAGCAGCCTTATCATCACTCGAATTATATTTCGTCTGAGTTATCGCATGAGCAAGCTGGTTTTCCATCAGCATTCACTTCCCAGCAACAGGTTCAACGGGAGTGTATACTCTTCCTATTATGCTTTCATCTTACCATAAAACGCTTTGCATATCAAGCTGACATATGTAAACTTTTCGGCACAGATTTGTCCGTATCGCTCTTTTCGGCATCATGCCGTCATTTAAATTGATGTTTTCCCCTGCCACCAATCATTTGCTTTCAATAGTTTTCAGTTCTTCAAGGTAATAGTCGCCATGATAGAATTCAGAAACATCCATATCAAGAGCTTCAATTACTCGACACGCCAAGCCAAAAGAACAGGTCAAAATACTTCTTTCCCCAGATTCCAACCTTTGATATTGACGCAAGGTTATTTTTGCGCGATCAGCAATCTCTTGTTGCGTCAGCCTTAACATTTGTCGTTTTTTCAATAAGACGGCTGCCGCTGTTGGAATTATCGTTTGAAAGCCATCTAAAATTCCGGCATGCATAATATCGGCTCCCTTCATCACGTCCATTTGGACGTATTATACGTCCAAGTGGACGTGATGTCAAGTTCTACACTTTTGAGGCGAGAGGGCACTTTGTTCATCTTTTTCAAGCGAAATGATAACCGCATTTTTCTCGGCATCATATCGCCCCTTAAATTGATGATCCTTTCCTGCCACTAGGCCATTTGCCTCCAGCAGTGCCTGAATGAACTGTATTCCGTTAATCATCATCCGGCACTGCCCATCGGTCAGCAGCCTGTCCGGGACCTTAAAGGACATGGGATGTTCGGCGGTACACGGTGTAATCACAATAGACTTCCGATCTTTCCTCTGCAAAACGCAGATATAGGCCGGACTCCCAAGAATGCGAATAACGTCTTTTCCTACATTCATTCTTCGGCTTTCCGCCGGAATCGTCACCCGCAGGTTCATAAGTCGTCCCGAATTCATGTCGGCATTCCTCTCTCGTCAAGCTCATAACTCGATTGCTGCATATTCACAGGTTGTTCCGGCAAATGGGGCAACGCTGTATTTTCTGGTAGTTCGTTTTTCTGTGTCATCGGTAGCTTCGGCACTGTATCCTCTTCCCGTACAGATTCATCCAATACTGCTGACCCCTGATACCCAATGAAGTCCTCAAACATATTCAGCTGGTGGTCCGCAACGTAATCATTATAAGATTTTCCGATTCGATTCTTATAGGCATCCGGGAAGAATTTCATTTGTTTTTTCTTCATTTCACCAGTAATCGGGTCCGTATATTCCTGTGGTTTTGGGGTGAACATGATTGCTTCTTCCAAATCGAACAACATACAAAGCCCCTGATCTGAGTTGGCTACCCGTCCGAGCACTTTATAGCGGCATTCCCGGTTCCAGTTCATGATTTTGAAGATATTTTCCACAAATTCCAAAGAGGTAATATCCTTATTTACCCAGTTTTCGCCCTTTTGCCTTGCCCACTCAACAGATGCGCTGTCCTCTTCCGGGCACATAATCAGCGCAAGTCGCTTTTTGTTTGGATGCAAAATCGGAAGGACGTACTTAATTCCTTCAAAAAGCCGGATGCAGGCCATATTGAATTTCATAACACCGTACTTTATGCTCACTGCGGGCTTATTCAGCATGGAAAACTGTGTGCGTGGCGGCAATTCATAACCATCGAATTTTTCGTACTCCAATTCTCTTTTATGTTCTTTCCGTATCTGCGCCAGTTCGCGAATCAAGGAGATTTCCCGAACGCTTAGTTCCTGCTCCCTGCTTTTTTCTTCCATTTTACAAATCCTCCTACATCGACATTAAAAGGTCGTCCAGTTCACGCTGAACTTCATTTCTGCTCGGAATTGTGCCAATCATGGGATTTTCTACGACTTGGCCAGATTCCATCACATCACGCGCCGTAATGCTCTGAATCCACTTGCTCCGATACAATCGGCATTCCAGATTCATCGAACGATTCTCCGCCTGTTCATACTGATTTTTCCTAGTCAAAATCCGGGACTCATCCAATTCAAAAAGCAGGAATTGTGCATTTTCCTGTCCACGGCAGATGCCACGGCACTGATAACGGCAATTCATTCTCCAGTTCAATGTTTGAAAGACCAGACCAGAAAATGCTCTGGCTGAAAAAGCACTATGAACGTCATTGCCCTCTCGCCATTGCATCGCCGTTGAAGAGTCACAGTTGCTCTTTCGCAGGATCACGACCTGTAAAATCGGATGATAAAGCAGTTCCACATACTCGCAGTCGTCCAACCGGGTATGGCAAGCCTTGCTGAAACGGATTCCGTTTTGGGAGATTGTCATAACCGGGCTGCTTTGATTGATAAAAAACGCACCGGAAAGCGTCAAATAATCAGATGGCAATGCCATATCTGACTTCTTTCCAGATCGCATTTCTGCCATCTTGTTCAGTTCGGTCACTTCTTCTGGCATATAAGCACTCAGACTAAGGCTGCGAATACTTTCAACATTGATACCACTCCAGTTCGGATGGATGCCCACAAATCCTTTTAATGCTCCCTGCCGGATTACCACAATATCCTGCACCCCGCACTTTTTGCTGCTGGATGCCACAAGATGTGCAGCCCTTGCAATCTCCGGCGAAACAATCGCTTCGTGATGTTCTGGAACGTAGGCAGAGCAACGATTTCCGTTATTCTTTGTGACCTTACCCAACTTGTAGTCCACCACAATGCTCTTCCGAGCTTCCAGATCACCCCAGCGGCGTTCATTTTTCATGATGTTTGCTACCATCACACCGTTCCACTCCTGCCTGCCGCGCAGGGTGCTGCGCTTTTTCTGCGTCAGGATCATTGCAATCTGATCGTAGTTATACCCTTGAATAAATGCCAGAAAGATAAACCGCACCGTCTTTGCTTCTTCCGGCTCGATCACCAACTGGCCATCCTTAGTATGCCGATACCCCATCAGGTCAGCCACCGGGTACTGACCTGTCATAATGCGCTGATCATACGAAAGGATCATCCGGCGGCTCTTGTTGCCCGATTCCCAGTCTGCCAAAAGTGCCTGTATATCGAGGTTGTACTGGCTATTCGGGTTAAGCGTGTAGATATTTTCGGTTTCAAAGTACACACCGATGGGATGCGCCGGGTGCATGGTTTTCAGTGCTGCGATCTGTGTCATGCAATCCGAAAAATTTCGCGCAAACCGCGAAATGCTGGCACAGATAATCAAATCCATCTTCTGGTCTTTGGCATCCTGCATCATGCGCTTAAACGCATCCCGTTTCCGCAGTGAAGTACCCGATTTTCCTTCGTCACTGTAAATATCCTGCAAATTCCAGTTTTCCGTTTCTGCAATCTTTTTGGTGTAATATAGAGTCTGGTTTTCAATGGAAGAAATCTGTTCTTCGCTGGAAGTGCTGACACGGGCATAAACGGCTACACGCTTCAGGTCGCTGTCGTAAATCGACGGTGTCGGTTTCGCCGGACGAAAGTAGTCTTTTGCCGTTTTCTGGCCCTGTTCTGCCTGCTTATGGATTCTGTCACGAATTTCTGCTTTTCGCCTTTCAGATTCCAGATGTCGGCTCTGCCAGTCTGCTTCACTCGGCAGAACGTCCACATCTTCTGCCGGGATATGTTCTACGTTCATTTCTTTTCAGCCTTTGTCATTTCATGTTCCAGTCGGATTCTCCACTCAAGATAATCTTTCCTTCGGATCGATGTATATTTTTCAGCCAATTCTTTCAGGCTCTGCCGTTGGTTATCAACATCAAGAATGGTGTCGATTCTCTGGTCGTCATCATCCGTAACAACATCCACTCGCATCGGCATGTCAAACAGATATTTCAGCAGAAAACAGAAATCACAGGTATTTGCTGCAAGATAGGCCCTTGTCTGCGAGAAAATCAGATTTACGGAACCATTTTTGCAATCTTTGAGCAGATGCACCATTTCCGGGCGTTTATAAATTTCCTTATTTCCTGTAATGTCAATATAGACACCAACCAGCCTTTTATCCGCATCATCCCTGAACTTTTCAGCATAGTAGGAGCTATGATAGGCTACCGCTGCGTCTTTGGAACGCTCCCACAGCTTTGCAAGTTTCACATAGCCGCCAACTTTATGCCTGTGGTCCATTTACAGCACCTTCTTCCGGCTGAACACTCCAATACCATCTCCGCTTCTTCTGATAGCAGTGGATTCCCATTTCCGTTTTTACCATCCGTGCTACTCGCCTGCTGATACCCTCATTGTCCAGACGACAATACATTTCATTTGCGCTCATATCGCCTTTTTCAAGGAAATGCTTGATCCAGTAAACAGCTTTCTGCTGCTCGGTATCAAATTTAGGTTCGGTATCCGACTGTTGATTTTCAAAGGGTTGTGGTCTGCATTCCAGCCACCGAAAGCCCTTGTCGGCAGAAATGGAAAAACGGATGTCTTCTGCCGTAGGCGCAAGACTGTTTTTGATTTGATGTACGATTCTTATATCAGGGTTCTCGGCATCCCGTTCAACCTGCAAAACACTTCGTGCTGCTGCCACAACATCAATGCTGCCAAGGCTGCGGTACAGCCCTTTGGAACCTTCTTTTTTGTTGAGATGTCCAATCAGAACGATAGCGCAGTCGTAACCAGCAGCCCACATTCCAAGGCGGCGCATGAGTTTTCGCGCTCTGCCTGCAATCTGCAAATCAGAATCACTGCCAAGATAAGCCTGAATCGGGTCGATCACGACCAATCGCGGCCGGAATTCAATGATTGCCTGACGGATACGCTCATCGTCCAATGTAAGGCCGTTATAAACTTCTTCGTTGATGAAAGCAATCTTCTTGCAGTCTGCTCCGCAGCGTTCCAGACGGGGCTTTATCGTGTCTGAAACGCCATCCTCGGAGCACTGATAAATCACTTTTTGCGGCGCACCGATCTTACAGCCGTCCGGGGTCTTACCACCCGTTGAAAGTTCCGCAATCAGATTCATCATCATGGTGGATTTTCCATCGCCGGGATCACCCTGCAGCAGTGTGATTTTCCCGATTGCAATAAAGGGATACCACAGCCACCGTACATCCGTTGACTGAACTTCGCTATACAGTGTCAGCAGCCGTTCCATTTCGTTTTCCCCACTTTATTTTGCAGTTTGATTTCATGCTTTTATTATACGCTTATCAGATGATTTTTTCTGTGAACCAGCAGTTCACTTGTTCCTTAAAATGTGACCTACTGGATCACATTTTGGCCTCAGAAGCCATCTCCGCTAGAGGGGAAAAATAATAATTCTGACTTCTATGCAAATTGCCTCTTTGGTTCTTATTGATTCATTTCTCCATAAGTCAAAGCATTCTTATGCGGACCATATCCAGCCTTTTCTCTATACAGTTCTTCTGACCGAAAATGGTAGTATATCTGTGTTAACTGTGCCCCACTATGCAGCGCCAGTAAGCATTTTTCTTCGTCTGCATCCGTTTTATCATGCAGTTCGATTCCACGCTCTTATTATACACTTATCAGATGATTTTTTCTGTAAACTGCCAGTTTACACATGCCCCAAAACGTAAACCAGCAGTTTACATTTTGCCCTCAGAATACACGCCTGCTGGGGGTGTGCCCACCGAATTCTGAGCTATACATTCGGTTCTTTTCTCTATTGTTATAGTGCTGCAAATCTAAAATAATAGTATTGGCTTATGTGGGGCATGTGAAAGGAATGTTTTGTATGTCCATTAATTGTATTGCTTTGGGGAAACGAATTAGTTTCTATCGTTTGAAGTTCAACATGACTCAGGAAAAGCTTGCTGATTTAACCGACTGTAGTCGTGAATATATTGCTTATCTTGAAAGCGGTGCTAAGACTCCCAGTTTGCCAATCCTGATTAATCTTGCCAACGTTCTACATATTTCTGTCGATGAGTTACTGGTTGACAGCCTTGATTATTCGATTTCCTCTTCTGATTCCGATTTGCATCGCCTCTTGTTGGACTGTAGCGAAGTCGAACAGACTGTCATTATTCGCATGGCAAAGGAGTTAAAGGCCACTCTTGTCAGCCTTGGAATTTAACATTTTTTCGCAGTAAAAACACAAAATAAAACGGCCCGCATAAGCTGCAGACGCACCCTCGAATCTTCCTGGGTGCCGTCTGTGGTTTATGCGAGCCTTTGTTTTTTGATTATCAGAACGCTGTATTTACCTTAAATCAGGAAATCACTGCACTCACTTTTCCTCATAGCTGTTCAATGTGTCCTCAAATGTAAAACGGATTTTCACACGCTCATCGTTGAAAACCTCAATACGGTCAATAAAGGTTTCCACCACATTCTGCGATAAGTGCATCACATCGCCTGCTTCTCCCACCTTATTCATCACGGCTTGCAAATTATCCGTATCCTTTTTCACAGGATGGAAAATTTGATTTTTCTCGGTACGCAGCCGTTGAATCTGCTCCATCCGTTCATCTTCCTGCACTCTGTAGGCATCTCTCTGCCGGATAAATTCTTCCTTGCTCATGTTTCCATCGGCATACTGCTCATACAGTGCAACGCGCTGTTTTATGATTTCTGCCTTTTCTGCACTCAGCTTTTCTTCCTGCCGTTCCAGTGCGGAAAAGCAGATCAACGCTTTGCGTTCCCGTTCGTGCAGAATTTCCAGTATATGCTCCGCCTGTTTTATTTGCGCTGTCAGTGCACTTCGGGCAATCTCTTCCAGCAGTTCCTCAGAAATCGGGATTCGCTTGCAGGGGCTGTCCACCGCTGTGGCCGAAAATCTGCAGTTAAAAGAAGGGCCAAGTTTCTTGAGAACACGGTATTTCATCAATTTCTGGCAGTAGCCGCAGTAGACCTTTCCTTTCAGCGGATACTGGCGTTTTGTGTAGTTCCCGGTTTGGTGATTCCCATGCTGCAGCATAATGACCTTTTGTGCCTGTTCAAATTCTTCCGGGGTCACAATGGCGGCATGACTGTCTTCAATTCGTACCTGCTGTTCCAACGGCGCGCGCAGGACCCGATGCTTGCACGGAACAGGCATAATGAATTTCGCGCCCACATAGGTGCCCTTATACTTCTCATTTTTCAGAACATGATAAACCGTTCCGCTTGTCCAATGGCTGCGCTGCAAGTCCCATGCTTTCTGCTCGCTGTACACATGGTTTTCCGCCACATGATATGCTGCCGGGGTCGGGATCTGCTTTTCATTCAGGATTTTTGCGATGGTGCCCGTTCTGTTGCCCTGCAATGCCAGTTCAAAGATCAACCGTACATACTGGCTGGCTACCGGGTCAAGGATCAGCTTATGGCAATCGTTCGGGTCCGGTAGGAATCCGAACGGGCGGTATCCTCCGAGATACATTCCTTTCTTCTGCATCACATGGTCGGCTGCTGCGATTTTGGCAGAAAGGTCCCGGCTGTAGGATGCGTTGATGATGTTCTTGATGGCCACTTCCAGCCCTCGCACATCGTTTCCGGCGTGTATTCCACTGTCATACCCATCGTTGACAGAAATAAAGCGAACGCCCAGCAGCGGGAAGATGCGCTCCATATAATCGCCTGCCTCAATGTAATCACGGGCAAACCGAGAAAAGTCCTTTACAATAATTGCTTTCACCTTTCCGGCCTGCGCGTCCTCAATCAACCGCTGAAACGCAGGGCGGCTTGTAGAGGTGCCGGAATAGCCATCGTCAACGTACTCCTGACGCGGCTCTGCAGCCAGTTCCGGGCGAGCCATGATATACCCCTCTACCAGTCCGCGCTGGCCCTGAATGCTGTTGCTCTCGGCCTTATCAGCACCCACATCCTCGTCCGCAAGGGAAAGTCGGTAATAGGTTCCGATCATCTGCTGCTCACCGCCTTTCATACGTGTAGATCAATTCTGTCTTTACAATTTCCGCTGCACGATTTTCCAGATTGCTCATGCGGCGCACCCATTCCATCTGATTTTCTTCTTTCAGTTTTTCCGATACCCCCTCCCGCTGGCTCATCTGCTCAATCAAAACCTCATATCGCTCTGCTGCCTGTTCTTCCACATCTGCCAAAACAGTATCCAGCTTTCCACTCAGCAGCAGGCTCTGATAATAAGCTGGTTTTCGCAGTTTCAGGTACGCCTTGTATAGCATTCCCCAGCGGCCAATCGGACGAGTCCGTGGCAGTTTCAAGGCTGGCAGGTAATAATCGCCAACCAAAACATATTCCATCCCTGTCCGGGCATCATAGATTTTTTCTTTCATTGTCTGTCCTCCTTCTTCTTTAGAACACAAATTCCGTGTAAGTATTTTTCTTGTGATCCACTTCAATTTTCTTTACATACTGCTGCAGATTGTCTGCCGTCAAAAGGACTTCTGTGCTGCCTGCAATCTGCTTTTTCTGCTGCAGTTCTTCTTGAACAACGTCCAGTTCTTTCTCTTTTTCAGCTTTCGTCTGTCTCAGTGTTGTGATTTCATTTTCCAAACCCTGCTTCAGTTCCAGAAATTTTTCTTTTGAAATTTTCCCAAGGACATACTGCTCATAGCTGCTGCGCTTCTGTGATTCCAGTCGAACGATGCTGCCCGACAGCTGTTCAATTTTACGGTTTAATGCCACTTTCTTTGTTTCAAGTACGCTTTTCCCGGAATTCTTCTGTATCAGCTTTTTCAAGTTCTTATGTTCTTCTAACCGCTGGTGCAGTTCCTTATGGATGCCGTTCCAGAGGTCTTTCTCGGAGATGGAAACATGGCAAGATGCACAGTAAAAATACAGCGTACCATCACTTTGCCAATGACAAACCAATTTTTCTCCGCACTTTTTGCAAAAGATTCTGCCTTTGAAGATGTTCGGATTGTTCTTTCTGCGCTGTCTGCACCACTTTTTTCGCTCTTCCTTGACTGCTTGCTCGGCTTCCCGTAATGCGGAAACTTCATCAAACAGTTCCCAGCTGATAATCGCCGGATGGCTGTCCGGCACCATCCGCCAGCTTTCCCGTGGATTCTGCCCGATTTTCCGATTCGTTTCATCGTAGGCGATGCGGTTATAGACCATTGTTCCTGTGTAGATTGGATTTTCCAGCACCTTTGTCACGAACACGGTCTGCCATGCTGGGTCCTTTACCCGCAAGGTGTTTTTCAGGTATCCCAGCTGACAGCGGCGTGTAAAAGGTGTCGGGATTCCCTGCGCAGACAGCTTCTTTGCAATCTCGCGCTCTTTCATGCCGGATTTCTTCCAGAGAAAAATCCGAACTACCACATCGCTGACTTCCTCGTCCAGAATCAAATGATTCTGCTGATTTCTCTTGTAACCGAACGGAACAGGCGTATAGATTTCTCCTCGTGCTTCCTTGGAACGAAAGCACGACTGAATCTTCTTGGACAGGTCTTTCGAGTACATTTCATTGATCATGCTCTTGATCGGCACCAGCATCCCGTCCCGACTTTGGCTGTTCAGGCTATCATAATTATCATTGATGGCGATAAATCTTACGCCAAACAGTGGAAACACTTGCTCCAGATACTGACCTGTTTCTACGAAATTACGACCCAGTCGGGAGAAATCCTTTACCACGATGCAGTCGATTTTCCGCTCCTGCAGTGCTTTTAGAAGCCTCTCAAATTCCGGGCGGTCAAAGTTCATCCCTGTGCACCGCTTGTCCGCAAACACATCCAGCAGCATCAAATCATCCCGGTGGTTGATGTACTCCTTGATATAGGAAATCTGCACTTCCAGTGATTCCGTATTCCGAAGCACATCATCGAAATCAGACAATCGTGCGTAAATTGCGGTTTTCCAGATACGATGCTGCGCGTTCTCGGTTTCCCGCTGCGCCGTACTTACTTTCTTGCTTACTCTTGCCATAAGTCGGCTTCTCCTTTCATGCAGATACTTCTTGCTGCCCCATCTGCTTTTGATGCAGTTCTTCCAGCAGGTCTGCAATTTCATCCTGGAATCGGAACGTAATTTTCACCCGATTGCCCTCATACACTTCGATTTTCTCAATCAATTCGACAATCATCGGGCGGGTGATTTCTTCCAATTTTCGATACTTACGGTACACATCCAGAAACGGATAAGCGTTTGGAGCAGTCTGTAAATTTCGCTGTTCCGCTTCCAGTTCTGTGATTTTGCGGTCATACTCTTCAATCCGCTTGCTGTACAGTTCGTTGTAGTTCAAAAAATCCTCCCGTGTGAGGATTTCCTCTGCGTAATCCCCATACAATTTTTCCTTAATGCCCTGTGTATGGGCCTTTTCTGCAGTCAGCTGCCGAATCTGCCGTTCGATGCGCCGCACACGGTAGGGTTCCTGCTGGGCCTGCCGGATGCTTTCTACAAACTCTGCTTCCTCCATCACGATCTGGATCTGCATCTGGAGCGCATTCCGCACAATGTTATAGAGCTTTTCATCCCGCAGGTTATGGCTCGTGCAGCTGCCCTTGTTCTGTTTGCTGCCGGAGCACTGATAATAGACATACCGCTTTCCCTTATAGCTGGCCGACCTGCGCACCAACCGGCTGCCGCAGTCCCCACAGTAAAGAAATCCCGCAAACAGGGCCACCGTTTCGGCATCGTTCGGCCTGCGAGTTTCTGTTTCCAGAATCCGCCGCACCAGCTCAAACTGCTCTGCCGGAATGATTGCTTCATGGGTGTTGTCCACGATTACCCAGTCCCGCATCGGCACGTTCATTTTCTTTTTGGAGCGATAATCCAGTCGTCGTGTCTTTCCCTGTACCAGCTTTCCGATATAGACCTCGTTGTGCAGAATGCGGTCCACTGCCTTGGCAGACCACGGCGGCTCATCGCTCTTGCGGAAATGCAGGCTCAGCTTTGCACCGCTCTGCAACTTTCGTGCAGCTGGGGACGGTACCTTTTTCGCATTCAAACGATTTGCGATGCCCTGATTGCTCATGCCATTGATCTTCCAGTGAAAAATGTTCTGCACTGTTTCCGCTGCCAGTTCGTCCACGATCAGCTTGGTATGATTGCTGGGGTCCTTCTGGTATCCATAGGTTGCAAAACTTCCCACAAAATCGCCGCGTTTTCGCTTGACCGCAAGCTGACTCTTGATTTTGACGGAAATATCCCGACAGTAGGCATCGTTGAGCAGATTCCGCATCGGAACCATGATGGAATCGCTGGTCTTCCACGCAGATTGGCTGTCATAATTATCCGTCACTGCAATCAGCCGGACCCGCATGACCGGGAAAATACGTTCCAGATAACGCCCCACTTCAATGTAATTTCGTCCAAAGCGGGACAGATCTTTCACCAGAACACAGTTGATAGTCCCTTGTTCCAGTTCCCTGAACAGGTTTTGGAACGCAGGCCGTTCAAAGTTCGAGCCGGAGCAACCATCGTCCACAAACTCATCCACGATGCACAGTTCCGGGTGGTCTATGGCATAGGCTTCCAGTAGTGTGCGCTGGTTTGCAATACTGTCGCTCTCTGTCTTATCGCCATCCTCACGAGACAAGCGCAAGT